TCGTCGTCTTCGTCGAAGCCGGTCAAATCCATGCCGTGCTTTGCGAAGCCATGAGCAACGGAAGATTGAAGCGCACGGTCTAGATAATCAGCAGACGCATCAGTGACTCCACCGGCTCGCAGTTCGGCAGCGAGTGAGGCAAGTGCCATAGCACCGGCCTTAAGTGCGTGACTGTGTTCGACGTTAGGGCAGTTAGTCCTGGCTTCCTCTGCCAGGTGTTCTGCACATGAACGGAGAACGTCGGCAGCGAGTGCTATGTCCTTCTGCGTTTGTTTGCCGTATGCGAAGCGCACAAGTGCGTTCTGTATGGGGTGTCGTTTCATGTGTGTTTGTGTGTGGGGGAAAGGTTTACTGGGTTGTTTATTTCCTGGGCCTGTAAGCCGGGGGAGTGAGCATGAGAAGTTCTTCCGTCGAAAGATCGCAACGGGGAGTGAAGAGCAGCCGTTTACGTTGAGCCGTGTTAGTGACGTTCTTATAAATGTGTTCAATCCATTCTGCTTCTGCTTTGGCGCGAGCGTTTGCACGTAAGCAGGAGTAATAACCCAGGACTAGGCCCAGGGCTATCCCACTGATTGCACCGGCTATTGCGTGTGTGTCTTCGGTAGTCATGTTTATGAGTGATTAGAAAGTGAATCTGCCTCCCAGAAGATTGCCACGGGCAATCCAGTGGTTCCGATTCCACTCTTCAAATAAGGCAGTGTTGACGTTCCTCCAGTGCGAAGGTTTGCCGGTGCTGTACTCTTCCCAGAGAATCCTGTCTGCAACCTTTGCTTTCACTTTGCAAATGCGAGCGCAACGGGCTTCGGCAGTGGACCTGGTTATACGTAGTGCTTCAGTTCGAGAGATCATGGGCAGCTGGCTTATTTGATGTCGGCCATGATGTAGACCAGTCCGAAGACTGTCGCCCATGCTAGGGCAGTGAGTAGGCAGAAGCCGGTGTAGGCTAGGGCCGTGTTTAGTGTATGTCTCATGTGTGTAGGTGCATCTTTAAGGGTAATGAAGGGGCGCAGGGAGCAAGCATTAAAGAGATCATAGAAAAACGGGCTTTTACCCCTGTTTTCCCAGGCCTAGGGGTCAATAGGGGCTTAAAACCCCCTAGAATCAGTTGAGAGAGGGGTTTACTTTGCCTATGTCCTGCTATGGGCCGGACCCTGCAACGGCTCCTAGAGGCAAGCCAGGCCATAGTTTTTCAAAAAGTCATAAGTCGCACATAATCAACAGGTTACACGTCGATATTATAAAGTGAACAATGCAAGCAACTGCCGTGCCAAAGTAGGGGCGCGACGGTCGAAAGTTTATAATATTTTCAACAGTTTAATCATGAGTTCATTACCCCGGATTAGATCATGCCGAGTCTCTAATCATGACATGATTACCCAGGATTAAATGTTAAAAGTTTGTAAACATGATAACATTACTAATGATTAGGCAGTTAACCCTGTTTTTTACACATTTTTACAAGTTTCGTAAGTCGTTAACTATCAGTGTTTTACGTAAGCACACAAATAGGCCCAGAAAGGCAGTGCAGCGACTGCCAAGGGGTAGGGTAGGGCCATAGTAAACCCGTCTCTACGGGCAAGCCAGGCCCCTCTAATGTGATTTAGGGGTTTTCTAACTTATTTACTTGCTGGGCCTGACTTGGCGCGGGGTCTGTACGGGGTAAGCCAGGACTTAGGTTGAGATCAGAGACGGGCAGCTGGTCACCAGTCCGGCAACTGGGCCAAAGGAAAAGGGCCTAACGGCCCTTTGCGAAGTATGCCAGTACCAGGACTAGCGCGAGAAACGGAAGCACGTCACCAGTCGTTTCGGCAGTAGAAACACCGGCCTTCCCACTGTACTTCTTGGTAGTCATGACGCAGGGACTGCTCCCAGTACTGGGCGAAGTCGAAACAGCGCATAGCGTTCTTTTCGTCTAACTGCTTATAGAGTTCCCACTCACACTCTTTCATGAACTCGGCAGCGAACTCTCCTGCGTCTTCATGCTCAGACTGGAACACGTCATTCCAAATCTCTACGGCCCTTGCCGGTGTGTACTGCTCCCAGTAGTTACAGGCAATCCCTTCGGCCCAGGTCCGAATGACTTCCCACGGGATTCCCTGACTGTCTTCGCCCGTGCCGACGTACTCAGTGGCGCAGAGTTTCTTTAACTCTCTCGCCCAGGCAGCTTTGCCTTTGGCCGGGTCTGGGGTCAACTGTGCTTCCCCCACAATAATTCCGTAAGTAGTCGCATACTTATGAAACTCCTGATCATTCACCAGGTCCGGCGGGGTTTGATGTAGCACGTACGGGTTACGTACCTTCTTGCCGTCTTGCGTAGACGTACCCTTAGCGCGTACGCACTGCATACCCTTGGGTATGTGCCAGGATTTGCCGGACGGGGTGACGTACTGGAACGGCAGTGCCGTGTGTCTGTGTTGTTTCATGTGTGGGGGGAAATTAGACGGAGTCTTCCATTGTGGCTTTTGCAGACTCCCGGAACTGGAGTGCCAGGGTTGCACATACGGCAGCGAACTTATTAAGTTCCTTTGCCTTCTGCTTTGCCGGCATGGAGTCGTCAAACTCATGTTCGGCAATGTTTTCGACTACCCTATAAAAGTACTCATTTGTACCCAGGTTAATCCCGTCTTCAGTCAGTGCGGAGTTCTGGAACTGTACGCAGACGACTAAGGCCCGTGCCAGGGCTTCAGCGTCTGCTTGTTTGTCTTGCCGGTGTAGGTTGCTCATGTGGGGGGAATTATTCTGGAATCTCATCTACAATCGCCTGTTCAATTCCCGCAACGTCCCGCAGACACTTCTGGGCGAGTTTTAAGGAACTGTTAGCAAGCCATGCTTCTACGTCTTCAGGGGATACAGTGCGTGACCGGCTCCACTGGGTTGCGAACTGGGCCTGATGTTTAGCATGATATAGAGAGACGGAAGCCAGACGGAGGAATAGAAGTGCCTCTAGAAAGTGACACTGCGAGCCGGTGCTTGCGTCCCTGGATAACTCCAGGAACTCAGTTTCAAGTTTCCCTGTTTCGTCGCAGTCGGCCCACTGTGCGAACTTCAAAAGATCGGCAGCGAGTTTGGTAGGCGCGAGCCTAGGCTTGACGGGTTGCCGGACCTTTAGGGTCTTCGGTTGTTTGGGTAGTTTGCTCATGTGATTAGGTGCAGGAGTACACAAAGGTATTCCCTCTATAGAGTAAAGGAAAAAGTAAACGAAAGTTAGGGGGAGCAATCCAGGCCCAGGTCGGACGGTGGCGCGTCCGTAATGACTTCGCCCATACGTCTGCCAGGCACCTACACCGGCAGCGACGTAAGCCAGGAGTGCCAGGCTCCTGATCGGCACGGCAGCTGGCCCAGGCTCCTGATCGTGTGGCGCACAAGTGCGTGCGTGTGCGTGCGTGTACGTCAATCAGCCTACCCTACCTAGGTACTACCTACCCTACCCAGACGGCACAAAAGAGGCACACGTACCTGTGTGCCTGTGTACCCTTGCCGGTGTGGATTAGTTCATGCGAGTCTCATGTTCCTCCAGGTGTACCCCGTAACCCCTATACAGGGAAAGAAAGTTCTTATCTTTCTTATAGGCCGGTGGAATCTGGTTAAGCCAGTATGTCCAGTTGCCTTCCTTTGTGAGAGGAAGGTTTGTGGCGCGTCGCACTCGCAGACCGGCAGGGATTTGGAAGACGTGCAGCTGACCGGCAAGACCGTATCCCATATCGAAAGCAGTGACACGTTGCTTACGCATTTTCGTCTTCCTCCAAACTGGAATTATGGAAGATTGCTTTCTTAGCCTTCTCAGTTCTGGGATACGTCGTTTCGTCGTTATGCTCTTCTGCGTCGAAGTCGTCTTCGTCTGAGACTTCGTCGTCGCAGTAATTGCATGATGCAGCTTCGCAGACAATTTCCTGCCAGGTCGCAACCGGCAGATTCCTGTATGCGTCTTGTGCGTCTTCCTCAGACGTTGCGACGACCTGGAAGGAAACGTGAATCGTTTCCGTGATCGTGTAGACTTTAATTTCCTTTTTCTTTTTGGGTTTGCTCATGTGTATGTGGGGGGAAATTAGATTTGTTTAACAATTACTACCCGGTGGGAAGTTTCATTTCCCTCTCCGTCTTCCATGTAGAAACGACGGCCATAAAAATAGGCGCAAGCCGTTTCGATTGTTCCGTTAATTGACGTTACCCAGTTCAACCCAGAGTCGCACGTTATTTTAACGACGATTGCATTTTGATTCATGTTCATAAGGAAAGGTTACTGGATAGGAGTTACGTATTCTTCTGGTAGATAGTCAACAGTTATTGCATGACCATATTCAAGTAACTCCAGGTCAACCGGCTTCAGTTGCTTCTTGATCGAGCGCACGTCGTCGTCGCACTGGACATACTGGTCAGACCATTTGCCGTCTGCCTTCCAGGTATACTTCATGCCAGTAGGCAGCACGTCACCGGCCCACATATGAAGGTATCCCATAGCGTCTTCCTTAATTGTTATTTTCATTTGGAATATTTGTCAGTGAGAAGATCGTGCATCAGTTTAACGTCGAAACTTTCGTCGTCGAACTCCAGGTCTTTCTGGTCATAATCTATAATACAAATGGATTTGTAAAGATTGGAAAACGTTCCGCAGTAATGTTCTGATGCAAAGTAATGTACGGCAATTCTCATTTCATAATGAGTACTGTACTCAGACCAGTCAATCAGACTGCCGGTGTTCTGGCGCAGGAAGGATTCCATTTCCTCCAGTGTGGGATCGAGTGTCATGTTCATTCGGCAGCTAGGGTTGCAAGCCGGTGCAGTTCAGTTTCAAATCCGGATCGAACTCCACACTCCCACTGCTCGCAGAGATCGTCTAACATATCTTCCAATTCGGATTCCTGGTCTTCACTATCCAGGTCCATGCAATAGAATATGTCTTTAAGGATTGATGTAGGGGTAGGGCCGTCTGCGTACTCTCCTGAGAGATTCGGCAACCCGTCATAAAGCCCGTTGTCGCAATCGTCGATTGCCTTAAGCACGGCACGTGCAGCTTCTGCCTGATTGCCGGTGAAACGGCCGCCAAACAAATCCTGCTCAATCCAGTTAGCATGATTGCGTCCGGCCTTTTCGCCCAGTTCATGGGCGCACAGTTCGGCACGTGTGAAGAGATCGTCTGAAGATTCCATGATAGTGAATATTTTATATATTACTCTTCGCCGGTGGCTTTACGTTTGGCACGTGCTTCCAGGTGCTTTTCATATTCCTCAAACACGCTCAGTTCCTGCGTGTGATTCATGTAGGCAATGGCAGCATCACCGGGGATACGGCAGTACAGGGAACTAGCAACCTGGCAAGCAAAGGACAGTGCAGTCATAATAGATTGCGATTCATCCGGCTGGATCGAAAGACAACTGGTGCTAACGTACCAGGTCCCAAGCGCATACTCATGCACGTTATCATGCTTCCAATTTCGATTGACTCGGAAGGAATGATAATTGCCAGACGCATCAGGTTGAGTGTTAAAATTAATTTCATTTAACGTGCCGGTCTGGTAGTCCAGTGAAATACTCACACGCAGTTTGGCGCAACCGATTACGGGTTGATAGTACGTCTCAGAATAATAACCTCCCCGTTTAGAATTATAATCCACTAAGCCAGGCAGACCGGCTCCCTCTAGTGCAGTGATTACATAATGGAGAACATGATTCCGCAGATCGTCTTCGATTGCCTTATTGTAAGCACCGGCAGTAGCGTCGAACTGTTTCTTGATCAGTTCATGTTGACCATTAAGGAAGGCAAGTTCCTCCCGTTCGGAAACCTTCAGACGACGTTCCCTTTTGATGTCATACAGACCGGCAATCTTATTATTAAGAATGCTCAAGTCGGCAGTGGCAGTATCCCAGGCAGCTTTGGCTTCCGTCTGGGCCGGAGTAAGCGCAAGACGGGTAAGGTCCTGGTACTTACTGATCGGGTTGTTAGTGAGTTCAGTGGTCATGTGCGTGTGTGTATTTATTAGGTATATGTCAGTTAAGACATAGGTACACAAAGGCCCAGGTACTACCCAGTCAACCCCTAAGTTAAACTATTTATAAATAATCTTAAGCCGGGGTCTGGCGCACACTGAGAGGGGAATGACGTGCTTCTGTACCCAGTCGATAATATTGCAACGGGCCATACGTGTATGCCGGTGCAGCGAACCTACCAGTAGATCATAATCATATGCCAGGAGCCTAGAACCGTGAGTGCCAGGAGCAGCTGGTTTAAGCAGTGCCAGGTCACACAGGCACGTGGGGAGTATGTATGCGTACCTACCTACCTCACATACCTTCAGCCTACCTACCCTGCCTACCCTGCCTACCCTTTGCGTCTGCGTACCTTGCGTACCTTGCGACGTACCTTGGCAGTCTTTTTTAAGCCTACCTCTGGGTCTATGTAGTGTACCCCGAACAGGCTTTCCTCCCCGTCGTTCAGCCCTAGAATGTTGTACTCTGTCCATTCGATTGCGTCGTCTAGTGAGAACTCATAGATATGCATACACACACGTACCAACTCCCAGTAGTCATACGTGATGTATCCATTCTTGCGTACCTTGTGGATTGCCTTGTCGAAGTGCTTTGCCGGTTCGATGCGAATGTATTGGGACATACCTTACGCATACCTACCTAGTCCTGCTTTGGCAACGTGGCAACCAGGTCATCAACCATTTTAATACGCTGGCCGATCCACTTCATTACATTGGTTGTCATGCTATTTCCAATGGCCTTGTACCGTGCGCCATCAGGACATTCACTGGCTGGCTTACCACGCCACGGGATTCTGGTATGTCCAGGTTCAAAGCCCTGTAACTTCTCACATTCTTCTGGGGTCAGACGACGTACCGCCATAGGGGTGGCGATATGTGGAATCTGGTCGCCCATAGAAGCCTTGAGGGTGGTAGTCGTTTCAGTGTTAGGTTCAGCACCGGCAGCTCGACGCAGATTGCCAGGTTGCCATGAGATGCATTCCGTCGTGTTCTGAACGAACGGCACGTTACCACCGCCCGTACCAAAACGAGCAGAGATGGTAGGAGCAACGTCATGTGGGCCAGTGACACGGCTATCATTCGGATGGTTCTCATAGATGACCTGTTGAGGGGTCGCTACAAACTGGTCTTGGGTTGCGGCTACAGTGAAGGTCTTGTCTTCATAGTGTAGCATACCAGTACCGCCACGTTCGTTAGGCTTAACCTCTCCACCCTTTGCGCCAGAGTACTCGCCACCGCAACGAACCTTGAAGGCGATAGGCGGGGGCTGGATAGCATGAGGGCCACGGGCTACCAAGGCCGGTACTGCATTGTCATGCTTGATAAGCGGATCGTACTTTGCGTTCGCTCCTTGTGAGTAGGCCGCACGATCTAGCACGACGGGGAGGGATTCTATTCCTCCAGGTTGTCCTCCGTCAGTTCCTCGGTCAGCGACTCCGGCAATGAGGTTGTAGTGTTCATCTCCTGCTGGGCCTCCTGTTCCTTTGTGCCACTTGTTGCTGACTGTCCCAGAGATTCCATCTGCTGTGCAGTTAATCCGGCTGTTGCCATCAGTGCTTGTTCTAGCAGGGGGGGGAGTTCCTTCCCACGTAGTCGGCTGCGCCGTAGAACGCCCGAAGCTGCCTTTGCCGTCAAAAAGTACCGCTGCGGGATGTCTCCAGTCTCCAGTACGGCAGCCAACGAGGAATACACGCCTCCTGCGTTGCGGAACGCCAAAGAACTGTGAGTCCAGCACTCTGTAGGCGAACCCATACCCGCAACTTGCCAAGGCGGTGAGGAGGGACGAAAAGTCTGATCCAGAGTTCGAGGACAGAAGACCGGGGACGTTTTCGTAAATAATCCATTTTGGCTTAAGGTGGTTAACAAGTCCGAAATAGACGAGGGATAAGTTACCACGTGGGTCATCCATTCCTTCTCGCAATCCGGCAACGCTGAAGGCTTGGCAGGGTGGGCCTCCGACCAAAACATCAACTGTTCCTGGGGTGAGTCCCCATTCTTTCCATTGGGTGAGATCGCCATAATTTTTTACGTGTGGGTAGCGTTGCTTCAGCACCTCACAGGGGAAGGGTTCGATTTCGCTGAAGCCTACCGGGGTAAAGCCCAGGTCGTGCCACGCTACCGAAGCCGCTTCAATCCCGGAGCATACTGAGAGGTATCGCATCAGACGATTTCCTCCTTGCTCATCTTCTTCTTGAGGGTGCGCCACTTCTTAATGGTAGCGACCATTGGGTCAGAAGCCCTGCCGGAGCAGATGGTTTCAAACTGGTTGAGGATTTTCTTCATCGAGTCGATGTGCTTCTGGAGGATTTCTTTTTCCTCACATTGGATTTGGATTTCCATTTCGAGTTCTTGGTTGGTTGCTTCTAAGGAAAGAAGGTAGTCTTCGTCGCTCACTTGCCAAGGCCAAGGATGGCCTGGAGGAAGCGGGTACGGAACGTGGCGACATCTTCGCCTACTTCCGGCTGGCACTTGACCTTGTTGATGGTGGAGCCGAACAGACGGGTGGCCTCAGAGATCGAGTCCCACAGTTTGTCGTACTTGCGGTACATCATAACCTTCTGGGAGAGGGTGATGTCCTTGGCGCTGGTCTTCGGGTCACGGCAAGCGAATGCCAAGGCACGGAGAGTGTTCCAGTCAAGACCGGCAACGATCTCGTCAGTGAGTGCCTGTTCAAGACGAGTCTTGGCGCGGGGCAGGATGGAGAAGTACTCGACCATCTCGGAGACGGAGGAGGGCTTCTTGGATGTAGTGGCTTCAGTCATATTATTCTTGGGTGGTGGGAGAGGGGGAGAAATCAAAAGATCCATTCTTAGGCAACACGCCAACACGGGCGGGGACACCCCAAGCGTGGGGGAAGAAGCAGACCTCATTTGAGTTATAGCCGGACACGTCAAACGGGATGACGGCTACGGTATGCAGCAGACAAGTGTACTTATCGTCTGCCAGCATCTTCTCGGCATAAGCATCGGCTTCTTCTTGAGTATTATAAAACAGGATGCTGTTCGCCACATCTTTTGAGATGAAGCCGAACCGGGTTTTGACGACTGCGTAAGCAGTGCGGGTGCTGTATGTTGGTTGGGTCATAGGAAGGACTGCGACAAGAACATCGCACATCCATCCAGTCAACGTCTAAATAAATCTTTTTATCTTTATTCCGACTTGGGTTCTTCAACCTGGGGAATGTCTATCACTAAACTGTTGGCATCCAGCAACTTATTGATGTCGTCCGCAGAGATTCTCAACTCCGCTTTGATGTTCACGGTGGGCGTGGGATCGATTAACTTGTCCAACTTGTCGATAGCGATGGCAGTCGAAAGCATCAGTTGACCAAGCGGGATGCCATCTACCTCAGACTCCAAGCGTTCGGTTGCCTTGGTCACGAACGATGCGAGCCTGGCAGCAGTCTTGCGCTTGAAGGTAAGGATGTCCAACTGCCCGGAGTCAGCGAGTTGATGTTTGATTTCGGTGACGGTCTTCGGCTCAACGGCAGTCATCTTAGCAGTCTCCTGTGAGGGTACGCCTTGCTTGAGCAGCTCCTCGATCCGCTTGACGGTAGCCTTGGGCAACTTCTTTCCAGCGTCTGGGTTATTCTCTGCCAAGCGTTCAAACTTCGGGTCGGTATCCATAAAGTCAATATGCCACCTTGACCAATGGATGCAAGCCGGAGTAACACATCGAATGGCTACCATTGCTCTCCGTATTGAACCCCCACCCACGCATCAAGCTGCACTTCGTATCCTTAAGAACAAGAAGACTGGCGCTATGTTCGTAGGCAAGATGGCTAAGTCCTCTGCCAAGAAATGGAGCGTGGAGTTCACAGCCCTGTTGATCGAGGCTAAGAGTAAGTTCAACGTGAAGACCTACACCGGCCCGACCACGGTAGGTGTCGTGTTCGTCTACCCCCATACCAAGCAGTCGGCCAAGGAGGGGCATAGCGTCCCCAAGGTAACCAGGCCCGACGTAGACAACTTGGCTAAGTCTGTGCTGGATTGTATGGTGTCTGCCGGTTGGCTGGAGGACGACAACCTGATCGTCGAACTTATCCTCAAAAAGATTCACGCGCCATCTGCACAAGTTGTCATTGACATTGACGATTACATTACCTAAACAACCCATCCCTAACCCTATGAGCAAAATCAACAAAGTCATTAGCGGACTGTCGTTCGCTGAGTATAAACAAAACCCTGGCGTTAACGCTTCTTACCTCAAGAAGTACAACGTCTCTCCGCTGTTCGCTGAGACTGACACTTTCGAGTCGTCGGCTGCCACCGATCTCGGAAACTACGTCCACGCCTTGACCATCGACCAAGGTACGCTGGAGAACTTCGCCTGTCTCCCGACCACCGGGGAAGGTAGCAAGACTGCCCGTGCCGATTGGCGCAAGGCTCACCCCGATGGCATCCTGCTTTCCCCCTCTGCTATGGAGCAGGGCAAGGCCACGGCTGACAAGTTGAAGGCGTTCCCTTACTTCCACGAACTGATGGGTCGCTCCGGCATCGACACGGAAGTCACCCTGTTCTGTGAGCATCCCAAGTACGGCTGGCCGATGAAGGCTCGCATCGATATCCTGGCGATGGATGGCGAGGAGATTTACCTTGGGGACGTGAAGACATATGGCAAGGCTCTCACCAAGAAGCAACTGTTCTGGGATATCCGTGACCGGGCATACGATTTGCAATTGGTTCACTATCGTCGCTGTCTTCAGATCGTCCTCAACAAGAGTCCCAAGGAGATGGCCCTGTACTTCGCTGAGACTGAAACGGCAGCACACGACTGCGCCAAGGTCATCCTTGATGAAGGCTGGCTCGCCCACGCTGAACTCCGTCTGGACGAATACTATCGTCTGTACAACGAGTGCCACAGCACTGGCATCTACCCCGGCTTCAACTTCGGTAGGGAGTTGACCCTCACCTTGGGAGATAACCTTTCGTGACCGCACCAAAGGAAGGGTTCGGCCTCTGGATTCCAGGGGCTGTCCTCTCACGCACTGACCTGAGCCTGGAGGAGAAGTGTCTCTACGGGCTTCTGGAGGTGCTTGATGGGGGCAAGGGGTGCTGGGCATCCAACGACTGGCTTGCGAGCCGTCTGAGCGTCAGCGAGAGGGCAATCCAGCGGTACTTGGCTAGGCTAGAGGAAGCCGGTTTGGTCATCAAGGTCATTAATGAGGCAGCGGGTAACCAGCGCCGGGTGCAGACTATCGGATCGTATTCTGCCTCCTCCCCCTCACGCCAAGTTGACGTGACCCTCACGCCAGTCTGTCGTGACCCTCACGCCAAGTTGTCACCCAAGAGTAGAAAAGAGAATAACAATGAGATAGATACAATCCCCTTACCCCTTCCTCACGGTGAGAACTTTAGGCGATCTTGGGGTGAGTGGGTTAACTATCGGACTAAGACCAAGAAGCGTTTGTCTAGGTTCGCGCAAGAGAAGCAACTCAAGCTGCTGGAAGGCTTGACCGAACTTGAAGCCGTTGATTGTATCAACCGATCTATCGCCAATGACTGGCAAGGACTGTTCCCAGAGAAGGCAAAGAATAGTAAATCTTTTACCAAAATCTTAACCCGTGAAGACCACAACAATGGATTCTAAAGACCAAATCAAACGCCTAGGTTTCGATGCTTGGGCTGACAACCAGTTCGTCAACGCCATCGAGGACTTCGTGATGCCAGGTCACGGCAACATCTCTGTCACCAGCGTCAACGAAGACCTAAGCATCCTTATCTGGTGGGACGACACCACAATCAACTGCACCATCCGGGCATACACCGATGAAGGCTGGAAGGTTTACGACAAGTCCATCAAGAACAATGGACGCTAACCCCAGACCATTCTGCAACGGGTGCAAGGGGCCACTCACCCCTGTCTTCGACCCGTCAAAGAAGACATTCATCACAAAGTATTTCACGTGCAAGCCTTGCGCTGACACGGGTAAGACGACATACTGGGACTACCCTTTCAAGTATGACGAAGTCCTTGGCAAGCACGGATACATCTGGCTGGATCGTCATCCAGAATATCCCGTTGCCTTCATCGACACGGAAGTCGCAAGGCTCTCTGAGAACCTTCAACGCATCACGACCTGGAAGCCGGGGGACAAGGCAAGCCTCCTGCTCCACGGCACGACGGGAACCGGCAAGACCCGCACGGCTTGGTTAATCTTCAACCGTATCTGGGCTGACAACTTCCCCGACAAGGCAGTCTGGTTGCCTATGCGTAAACTTGAGATGGCAATTGAGAAAGGGTTCGACGAGCATAAGCACGGCAAGGTACTGGATTACTTCTGCACCGTCCCACTCCTGGCGTTCGACGATCTGGGTAAGGAAAGACTGACCGCCCGTATGGAGTCCGACCTGTTCGCTATCATCGACGAACGCACCAGCAATCTCCGGCCTACAATTATCACCACAAATTATAATGGCACTACACTCCTCGACAGGTTTAATAACAAAGAAACAGGGGAAGCCCTCCTCCGTCGCATCCGTGAGTACTACACCGCAGTACACGCTTAAGCCGATGAACTCGTCCTTCCCTGCTATGCAGTGGCAAGTGACCAGCCAGTCCCGCAAGAACCTAGCGCACACTGTGGATCTGTACGCTGGGAGCTGCACGTGTGAGGAGTATGTCTACCGGCTTAACGGCAAGGACAGCCAGGTTCCCCCTGCCCTGCGTAGGTGCAAGCACATCAAGGCAGCCCGTGAAAAGGTGGCTGATATTGTTATCGAAAACAATCTGCGAAACAGGGCTTGACAGTTATTCACACTGCTCACATACCATTCACATCCTTATGAAACGTATCCTATCCTTGTTGCTTGCTGCCACAGCCTGTGAAGCCAAGTCTATCGTTACCGAAGACCTTGTTCACAAGGTAGGCATCATCGAATCTAACCTCAAGCCGGACGCAGTCGGAGACGATGGCGAAAGTCTTGGCGCGTTCCAGATCGGACGCAGGGCTTGGGCCGATGCCGTAGCCTATAGCAAACTGGTTGCTGGCCCTCACGACTACACTCTGCCAGACGACTGGAAGGGTCACGCTAAGGACTTTGAGATGTCCCAACGTGCAGCTGAACTCATCCTTAAGATGCACGAAGAACGGATGATTAAGAACCGGGTGAAGCCCACTGAGTTCAAACTTTATATGGCCTACAATATGGGCTGGGTAGGTGCTGCTCAACATAACTTTGACATCAACAAGACTTGGGGCTTTCGTAAGGCCATTCTCCTGCGAGCCAAACTTATCCTCTCAAAGTAATTTCCTACCACAATGAGCAACCCAGCACACGACATCAAGTCCCTCACCCGCCTCATTAACCAAGAGGCAGAGCGAGTGGAACACACCATCAGCAACCAGCAGAACCAGATCGTTTACTTGTCTGACAAGTTGAACCGGCTGTTCCACTCGTTGCGCCAGTTCAATATGCACCACGGACGTGACCTAGACCCGGACACGCTCGATGCCTTCAACGCAACCTGGCGTTCCCACGAAGCCACCTTTGACACGTGGCAGTCTTACCAGAAGCGAAACGATGAGTCGGGTCTTGATACGACCTTTAACCTCGACATCGATAACGAATAATTTATGACCCAAGTACCCAACCAAATGAACGACGAAATCATCAACAAACTCCGCGCCCCTTTCGGGCCTGACCGCATCGAGTGGCGACTCCAGTCGTCCGGCAAGAAGCAGGACGGTTCCTTCTGGGCAAAGTGCCTGTGCTACATCGACAACCGTGCTGCGATGGAACGCCTTGACGAAGTGTACGGCCAGAACTGGTCGCACTCCGAGGAGTTCAAGCAGATCGGTACGCAAGCCGTCTGCACCGTAACCATCACCATCGAGTCCCGTGGTAGCGAAGGTGTCGCCCTATTCCCCTATCGCTCTGTCACCGGCTCCTGTGCCGTTGAAGCCAATGGCGACATCGACCCGTTCAAGTCTGCTGCCTCTGGCGCTATGAAGCGAGCCGTGGTGAACCTGGGCATTGGTCGTTACCTATACTCAATCGAAGAAACGTGGGCGGTCATTGACCCGAACGGCAAGTACACTGGTGCAACCAAGGACAAGCAGTACTTCAAATGGAACCCTCCCCAGCTGCCGACGTGGGCTGGTGGCACTGGTGAGTCTGCCCCTGCTCAGTCCTATGCCCCCCAGCAGTCTTACGCTCCCCAGCAGAGCGAAGCCCCTGCCCCTCGTCCCGCCCCGGCTCCTGTCGCCTCTGATGGCACGTGGCGTACTGTGGTCATCCCGTTCGGCAAGCAGCAGGGTCAGACCCTTGGTCAACTTAACCCTGCCTCCCTCAAGTGGTGGCGCGAGAACTACCAGCCGAAGCCTTACAAGGGTAAGATTTCGGATAAGGACAAGGCGTTCCGTGATGCCCTCGACCAGTCCGAGGAAGCCTACAAGCCTATGCCCACCGCTTCCAAGAGCGAGGTCATCATCGACGACGAACCCTCCGACGACGTTCCGTTCTAATCAACAAGTACTTTCCTTATGTACCCCAACGACAAACCCTACGATCCGCAGGAGGAACCGAAGTCCGTCGATGGCAAGACGGGTTCCGGCAACTCCTCTGAGGTCTTTACTTCCTTCCAGAACATCGACCAGAACCTTCTGACCGACGACGAGATTATGGAGATTATGCGTTACGCAGTAGGCCGTGAAATGGCTAGACGCATCAGCAAACTCCCAGGTCAACAAGGATGAGTGACCAACTCCTACGGATGGTCGGCCTAGACCCTTCCAAGGTTCGGGCGATGATGACCCCGGTTGAGCAGCCCAAGAAGAAGACGGGTGGTCGCCCTGTTAAGCCAGCCCAGAAGGTAGTCTTGGCATACGAGATGATCCAGAAGACTGGATGCACCCTTGAGTCTGCCTCCAAGTCCTATGGCGTATGCGTGTATCGCATCGTCAAGTGGGCGCGGGAAAACAACAAGCCCTACGTCTGGAACGCTGAAGGCTTAGACAAGAAGGCAGCTGAACTTGTAGCACGTGGTGTGTTCACCAACATCCGGCACGGCCTACGCACACGTGTAGCCTATCACCTAGCCCTCAAGCACGGGGTGAGTAAGGCTTGCCGTATGACCGGCACATCCCGTCGTGGTCTTTACTATTACTGTGACCGCTATAACCTCCAGACCCCAGCCCGTGAGACTGGCGCTATCAGTGGATAACATCATCCATACGTTCAAGGCTCTTGAGTGCGAGGGACGCATCTTTGATGTCAGCGTCTTCATCTCCTATACTTGGGATGAGGGTAAGGAGGGCGAACTGGAAGACTTCTACCCAGAGGTAGAGGACTTTAATCTGTCTGATGTCTATGAGATACTACCCGGTGGCAACCAAGTCTACATCTCTCACATTGACCCGATCAGGTGGGATATCCTTGGTTTAATTGACGACAGGCTTGATGAGGCTTTAGTCGGAGTTACCAAACATAATGAGTAAATACGACATCGTCGCTATGGGCGACAACCACGGTGACCTGGGCTGTGAGGATACGCTTAATCAAGTGATGTCCTTCGTGAACCGGGTTAAGCCCAAGTACAGGGTACACCTAGGCGACAACTGGGATTTCCGCTGGGCAAGGCGCGGAGTCGATAAGGATTCCTCTGAGGCACGTGAAGGCGTGAAGGAAGACCTGGAGGCTGGCATCCGTTGGATCGAGCGATACAAGCCCACACATTTTTTATTCGGAAACCACGACGATAGAATCCGGCAGATTATCCACAACACGGACTCGATTAAGACCAAGGAGGATATGCAGGAGATTCAGGACAAGATGATGCGTACACTTCGCAAGGTCGGCTGCAAGGTCATCAAGCCATATAGCGTTAAGCACGGACGGATCGTCATCGGCCCTCTTACTTTCATTCACGGCTTTAGCCACGGCCAGAACGCCTTGCTTAAAGATGCCCGTGCATTCGGCTCCCCCGGTGGTGGCTTCACGATGGGTCACCTCCATCGCCTTGAGCAGCTGAACAACGAATCCTTTGAGGGTGGAGCCTCTTGGCTCTGTGGCTGTGCTATGCGTATCGATGCTGCCGAATATGCGATGCGGCACTCCTCGACCCTTCGCTGGCAAAACGGGTTTATGTATTATCAAGTGGACGGTGATAACTACATCGGCAAACAAGCCCACCGCTTCGGCAAGGGCTGGTACTTTCCTGCATAACAATGATAAACTATCCAGAAGACATCGAAGAACGCTCTCGCAGCTTGGGCATAGACCCAGGCCGAATGCGTGAACTCCTCAAGGCCGGGTACTGTGACCCGTCATACGATCTACTACCCAAGGGCATTATGGGTCGCACTAATCCGAACCGCAACATCAGCCTGGACAAGTCCAACCGATGGGTGCTGAAGTGGACTGCTGAAGGTAAGCGCCAGTACAAGCCTCTGTGCAAAGACCTCGACGAAGCACGTGCTATGCGTGACGAGTTCTTCGACTCCATCAATTACTACAAGGACTAAATGTTTTACGAGTTCCGCAATCCTATGCCGGTGGAGACTCCCTTGGGCTACGGGATGCTAATTTATGTCAGGGATGGCGGCACATTTTCTAACGATGTGTTTGCTATAGTCCTCGACAACGATGGCATCATCCGGCACTTTACCACAGACCAATTCAAGTTTGTGCGTAACGACACATTCGGGATTCGTGACCAATAATTTCCTATGACCCGCACATATAATATAACCGACCCTTCCGTCTGGAAGAAGCGATGGGGTAAAGCCCGTGACGCTGCCTTCAAGATGCAGGACAATAAATGGACGTTGGCGCAGACGGCAGCTGACACCGGCTTGAAAGAGTTGTCCATCCGTCAGGCTGCCTATCGCTTACAGATTCCTATGATTCCAAAGCCAGGCCGTCCTCCCTACGGATCGGTTAAGCAAGCCGTGCTTGAGGCTCTTGTAGGCCGTGAGACACTCAAGCAAGTGCAAGCCCGCACCGGGTTTCGTATGTCCAGCATCCGTAGCGCCTGTAAGTATATGAAGATTCGTCTTCAAAAGGAGGAGCAGTCGTGAGCAAGGTATCACTGGAGGTAACTATGATGAAAATCATCGGTGAACTTAAGGCTGAGAACGCCCGGCTCAAGGCCGAGGTCGAGCGGCTGACGGCCTTCACCACCCGCACCATCATCCCGAACGAGGAACTGCAAGCACAGGTTGAGACGCTCCAAGCCCGATGCGATTTCCTAGAGGGCCGTGGACTATGATTAAGCCACCCAGCAAGCGTGGTCAGTGTGGTAAGAATGCCATCCCTAAACTTGGCCTGACTCCCACTGAGGAGAAAAGAATCAAGCACAACTTAGAGGAAAACAAGAAACGCTGGCAGTACCTTCTCTCCCTCAACAAGTGGCAGCCGACCCAATGACCGACATCTCTAAGTGCGACGGCTGGATCCGAAACGTCTTGTGCGTTAACCGAGACAACTGCCTACGCTACACTATCAAGNCCGACGATCTGCTTCAGTCNTGGCTTACGCCACAGATGAAGACNAACGGNCAGTGCCAGTATTTCCTACAAAACTATGAGCAAAAAAAAGACCAACCTGGCAAACAAGATTCTTGAGTACATCCGGCGCAACGAGGGAGAACAGGCCATCCCTGCCGGTCATAAGAGTATCAACGAATGGCTTGTCATCTTTGGATGCAGTCGTCGTCAGTGGGGCATTATGCTTCCAGGTTTGGTGCGTGGCAAGGTAGCGAAGTTCGTTAAGATTCGCAGAGTAATGAATGGCAAGCTGCGGATGATGAACTTCTACCAGATCGACGAAGCCTTCTTGCGTAAGGTTAAAGGTAAGTAAAGCGGACTTTCCCGCTGGTTAGCCACGGGTTGTCCTAACGATTAAGAGGCTTCCTTATGAGCAACGCACAACGATGAACTCTAACCACCTCTTAACGCTGAGAGTAGTTATACATCGTATGACGTGTGTGTCAATGCGTCCGGCCTATAATAAAGTTCACAGCCACTTCACGCTCTCTTGATGAACACCAGTGCCTTCTTTATGACAAAGTTGATAATCTCTGGAGCTGCTGCTCCGGCAAACCCAACGGCAGCATAACGCATCGTGAGAGATTGAATCACGTCCGTAAGGTACAGACCTACTAGGGCAGACACGATGGCTGCTGCCATCATCCGGCTTACATAATAAAGAACAGTCTGCTGGCCGTCGCTTACCAGGATACGGCTGAACATAGCAGAAGCACCGATGGCGCTGGACACGCTAACGTCTTTAACTAACTGACCAAGTTCGTCAGGGTTTACGGGAGGAGTTGCCATCGGAGTTAATATTATCCCTGACCTTGTCGTACATCCACCAGATCGCAAGTGCCGCAGAAGCACTTAATGTAGTCCCAATCACAATCGAGAAATACTCACTATCGATAATAAACGGCACTGCGCCAGCCAGCAGTCCTGTGGCAATGATAGGAATCCCGATACGGACGGAGGCAAGGGCGCAGGCCAACCCGCCCCCGATTACCAAGGCCGCCCCGGTTAGACTCCAGATATTCTGGGAAGCCTCCTGCTTGACCCGATCTACTTCCTTGAGTAGTTCACTATTCCTATTCTTGAGAGCCTGGATATCGGCTTCAGACTTCTTGGCATCAGCCTCTGCCTTAGACCATAGGGACTCAATCTTGTCCTGTAACTGCTTGGCTTCGACTAGTTGCTTACTGTATGCCTCTGGGGAGGCCGTAGAAGCCCTTGCACGGGCTAGGGCGATGTCTGGCTCAGTCGCTGGCACTAAATAGGCTAGGGCTACCTTACCTTCAGCCTTTACCACCCCCGGCTTGTCAGCGTGTTCGACAGCCACGGTGATGGCAGCAGCCGCCAGTTGCTCAGACCTGTCAACCTTCTCACCAACCTTGACTAGATCGCCAACGCTGGGGGCAGGGCTAGGGTTAGGCTCAGGCTCAGGGGTTGTGGCGCAAGCAACCAGAAAGATAGCCGGTAGGATAAACTTAATCATTTGTATCGCTTGGCAGCTCGCTCCATCTTCTCCCGTTCAACAGGAGTCGAGTACTGGTTGATGATGGTCTTACCGCCAACAGCCCTGTAGAGTTCAGCGGTAGCCTTCTCCTTGCTGACTGTTCCGGGGACGTTCTTCATCGGGTTACGGATACGTTCCTCGTTCATCTGGAGAGCGTTGTAGGCGGCGCGGGAGTCCTGTGTGCGGTACATCTCAGTTCCGTCGATACCGTACAGGTGGTAGGTGTAGACAGCCTTACCCTGCTTGTTGACCCCGTTGTAGTAAGCGACCAACTGGTTACCAAGTTCAGTCTTCCAGACGCTG